ACGATGGTCGTTGTATATTTGTACAAGAACCAATCAATATAGTTCTATCTAAACTTCATGATACCTAAAGAATTCCAAATATTAAATCATACTATTAATGTTGTTATTGATAATGAATACTGCGACAAAAACGATTGTTTTGGGCAATATCTTTATCAAGAAAACAAAATAGTTTTAGCAGATAAGTACAAAAGTAAAAAGAATTGGATAAGTTATAAGAAAGAAACAATAGAGCATGTGTTTTATCATGAGCTAATACATTGTATTCTTTATTATATGAATAGTGATTTATGGTTAGACGAAAAGTTTGTAGACCAGTTTTCTGGTTTGCTTGCTCAAACAATGAAAAAAGATGAAAGTATTGAAATTAACAGAAGAATTGAATCTAGAGATTCAGAGTGAACTATTTGAAATAGAAGATTTTAAAACACTAATTAAAAGAGTTAAGATTGGAAAAGGCGATAATGATGGTAGAAGAAAACTTATAGCTAAAAAAGAAATAGCTTATGTTTACCATATGGCTGACCCTAACTCTAGGTATTATAATTATGGTGAATATGAAAGAAAAACTAAATTAAAAAGTGATATTTTTAATGAAGTAGATGAAAATTGGGAACCAGATGAAGCTGTTGAAATAGCTATATTAAAATATAGAGAGTTAATTAAAACTCCTTCACTTAGAACTGTAGACAGTATGTTAAATTCACTTCATGAATCTGAAGAAATTATTATTGAAATAACTAAACAGCTAAAGCAAGATTTAAAAGACGGTAAACACAAAAGTGGTATAAATAATAAGAGAGGTCAAATCGTATCAGGAACAGAGTTAATGTTGAACGATTTGACTGCTCTCTTAAAAGTTAGTAAAGAAATTCCTAATCATATAGAAGTATTAGAAAGATTACAAAAGAAATTACAAGAAGAAAACAAAACTCAAGCAGCTAAGGTTAGAGGAAATTTACAAATTAGTGAGAGGGAAAGATAATGTTTGATGTAAGTTTTAGTCATATTAATACTCAAGAATTTTCTCCTGAAGCTACTAGATTTAGATTAAATAGTTTAAAAGGAAATCCATGTTATATAGATGAACCTAAAAACAGTTTAGCTTGGAAAGAGTATTGGGATTTGCAACAACATTATTGCACAAACGGTTATTCTGTAGGAGGAGTTAGAATTACAGGAGAACATTATTTTTATCTTAACTTTTGTCAGATTAAATTAACTGCTGTCGGTAATAATGAAGAAAAAGTTAGCAAAAAGAAAGTAGAAAAACAAGTTACTTTTCCTGCATTTTGGGATAGTGATTGGTTTTACTTTACTGAATGTGAAGTAGCTAGAGAAGCAGGTGAGCATATGATTATTCTTAAACCTAGAAGGAGAGGATATTCATATAAGAATGCAGCTAAATGTGCATACATGTATAGTTTTACTCGTTCATCTACTTCACTTATTGTAGCAGAACTGTCTACATATTCTGAAGAAACAATGGGTATGGCTGTAAACTATTTAAATTTTTTACAACAATATACAGATTTTGGAAAAAACAGATTAGTTAACAAACCTAAAGAAGAAATAGAAAGTGGTTTTGAAGAAAACGGAATTAAGTTAGGTTTTAGAAGTAAGATACTTGCGTTTACAACAAAAACTAATGCAGGTATTCTTAGGGGAAAAGATGCTAACATTGTTCTTTTTGAAGAAGCAGGAACATTTGGAAATCTCTTAGCTACATACAATGCAACTAAAGCTCTTGTTCAAGAAGGTACTAACGTATCAGGACAAATGTTTGTTTTTGGAACTGGTGGTGATTTTGCTGGAGGTCAAGTAGATTTTGAAAAAATGTTTTATGACCCTGAAACATATGGGTTTAGAGCATATCAAAATATATATGATGAAGGAAAAAGCAATACAACAATAGGTTACTTTCTTCCAGATTATTATTCTAAAGGTGGTTTTATAAGTAATGGTATATCTGAAATAGAATCAGCTAAAGCATCTATTGAACAAGAAGTTGAAAGACTTAAAAGAAGTTCAAAAGATAGAAATGCACTTGATGCGTATCTTGCAGAATTTCCTAGAACTCCTCAAGAAGCTTTTATTAAAATGGGAACTAATATTTTTCCTAAAGCTGAACTAAATCAACAGATTAATGAAATACGTAGTCGTAAAGAATTACAACATTTAGGTGTTACAGGTATATTTTATACTGATACAGATGGTAAAGTTAAATTTGAATTAAAAGATGATTTAAAACCTATACTTAACTATCCTTATAAACCTGATGTAGATGGAGAGGGTTGTGTTATTATGTACCAACCTCCTTTTAAAATGAATGGTCATGTTCCTGATGATTTGTATTATATAGCTGTTGACCCTTATGCTATTGATAAAGGAAAAGATAAAAAACTTACTAAAAGAGACTCTTTGGGTTCAGCTTATGTTTTTAAAAGAATAAATAATTTTTCTAAACCTTTTGATTTAATTGTATGTGAGTATGTAGCTAGACCAGAAAGACATGATGATTTTAATAAAACTTTATTTGATATGGCTGAACATTACAATTGTAAAATTGTATATGAAAATGATAGAGATGGTGATATAGAATCTTATGCTAGGATTAATAAAAAGTTACACAGATTAGAAGTTGAACTTACAGTTTATGATAGTAGTGACGCTCCACGTAAGCAATTAGGAAGACGTTATGGTGTAAGTATGAGTAACTTAGAAGTTAAAAAGACAGCAGTAAGTTATTTGAAAGATTGGCTATTAGCACCTAGAGATAAAGATTTAAATGGAGTTCAAGAATTAAATCTTCATAAGATTTATAGCATTCCTTTACTTGAAGAAATTATTAAATTTGACTATCAAGGTAACTTTGATAGAGTTTCTGCAATGCTTGTAGCAATGCTTTATAAAAAAGAATTATTACTCAAACCACCAGTAAGTGAAAGAAAAACTTCAATCTATGAAGATGAATTTTTCAGAAGGTTTGATACAGAATTTGGTAAAAATGAATTGAATCTTTAACTTTGTAAATTAAATTGAAATAATGAAAAATACTAATCAAGTAGGAATGCTGTTTGATATACCAAATCAAAATATATCTTATGCTGAAAAAATAAAAGATGATTTTGCTTGGAGTAAAATAACAATTAATGCTATAATAGGCAGGTCTACTTTTACAACTAATAGTCAAAAAATTTGGATAAAAAAATTATATGATTATTATAATGGTAATATTCATACAGACGATTATAAATTAATTACAGAACCTTTTGGTAAACCTATGGAAGGTAGTTGGGGTGATGTAGAAAGTTATCCTATTATTAAAACTAAAGTTGATTTACTACGTTCTGAATATAATAAGCGTCCTAAAAAAGATATGGTTTATGTAGTTAACGAAGATGTCGTTACTAACATGACTGAATCTTTAAATGAAGAGATTAACAAAAGCTTAGAATCTTTATTTGTAAATAAACTTAATGAATTAGGTGTTCCTACAGGAGTTGAATCACAAGAAGTAGAATTACCTGAAAGAGTTAAAGAAAATTTTGAATCTACTTATTTAGACAAAAGAGCTATCATCGGTCAAAACGCAATTAACTATATTAAAGTTCAACAACATTTAGATGAAAAATTAGATTTAAATTTCTTTCATTGGTTAGTAAGTGGAGAAATTTATTCTCATAAAGATGTAGTTCATAATGAAGTCGTTTATGAAACAGTTAACCCACTTGATATAGATTTTGATAAAGACCCTGATATACAATTTGTTGAAGATGGAGATTGGGTAGTAAGACGTAAATATATGCATCCTTCTTCTATTATAGATACATTCTATGATATTCTTGATGAAGACCAAATTAAAATGATTGATACTTTAGCTGTATCAGGACCAGCACTTACTTCTAACTCTTCTATATTTTATGATAGAAGTTTAAACAATAAGATGTGGTCTAGGTTAATTGAAGTAATGCACGTATGTTGGAAATCACGTAAACAAATTGGTATTGTAGAGTTTATGGATGAGATGGGTCAATTTCAATCTTTAGAAGTTGATGAATCATATAAAGCAACTCCTGACCAAAAAGTTACATGGCATTGGGTAAGTGAAGTATGGGAAGGTTATAGAATAGGTTTAACAATGTTTGTTAAAATGAGAGCTTTACCTAATCAAAGAGGTAACTTAGATAATCTATCTAAATGTAAATTACCTTATAATGGTAGAATTATGTCTAACGTAAATTCTACAAATATATCTTTAGTTTCTTTAGGAGTACCTTATCAGACTTTATATAATGCTACTTTTCATCGTCTTAAATTAGCTATGGCTAAAATGAAAGATGATATGGCGTTAATTGATATTAACTGGAAACCTTTAGGTTGGTCAATGGATAAATGGTTAGAATATGCTGATAGAGTAAGTATGTTGTTTGTTGATTACAGTAAAGATTCAGTTAAAATGAATAATACTCACCAAACAAGACTTCAGTTAGCTTCTCAAACTATTAGAATGTACACAGATTTATTAGCATTTATTAAAAATGAATGGGAAGAGGTTTGTGGTATAACAAGACAAAGAGAAGGTCAAGTTCAATCTTCTGAAACTGTAGGTGGTGTAGAAAGAGCAGTATTACAAAGTTCTTTAATTACTGAAACTTATTTTACTCTTTTTGAACAATTTAAGAAAAGAGATTTAGAAGGCTTAATTGATTATTCTAAAATAGCTTGGATTAATGGTAAAAAAGGAAGTTATGTAATGCCTGATTCTACCAGTATAGTTTATATGGATGTTAATGGAATTGAGCATTGTGAAACTGAATATGGTATTGCTATATCTAATTCAAGTAAAGAACAAGAAAGAGCTAATACAATTAAACAACTTGCTCAACCAATGATGCAAAATGGTATTGCTGCTTCTACTATTGCTGAAGTATTAGATTCAGAAACTATATCTCAAGCTAAAGTTAAACTTAAAGTTGCTGAACGTAAGTTACAAGAATACCAACAAATAGTTGCTCAACAAGCACAAGAAGGTGAAATGGCTATGGCTGATAAACAAAAAGAAGTTATTGAATTACAACATCAGTATAACTTAGAAGCTATTGATAGAAAAGGAGAATGGGATTTACGTAAGACTGAACTTACTGCATTAGGTATGGATGAAGGTGATGATAATGTTGCTATTCAAGAATCTATGATTAATGCTGGTTTAAAAGAAAGAGAGTTGTCTTTAAAGAATAAAGCAATTGATTCTAATATCATGAACGATTTGTCTAGACAACAGCATGAAAAACAAATGAAGGAAAAAGAAATGCAATTAAAAAGAGAAGAGATGAAAAGTAAAGAAAAAATTGCAAGTAAAAGACCTAAAGGTAAATAGTGTTATATATATAAGAGAAATTAAAACTTAATAAAACAATAAAATAACAAATTAACTTTGTATTAGAAAATGACAGACACGATTGAAAACGAAGGGTTAGACGAATTAGATTTTGATATATCTAAAGTAGACGTAAACCCGACAGGAGTTGTTCCAAAAACGGAACTAGACCCTGAACCAGAAGAAGCTCCAGAAGCTCAACCAGAACCTAAAAGAGGTAGACCTAAAAAAGTTGAAAAAATTGTAGAGCCAGAACCTGAACCAGAACCTGAAACAGAATTAGACGAAGAAGAACCTAAAGCTACTTCTAATTTATTTTCTACTTTAGCTGAAACTTTAGAGCTAGATTTAGAAGAAGAATTTGAAGAAACTGAAGAAGGTCTTTCTGCATTTGTTCAAAGTGCTGCTGATAAACTAGCAGACAAAAAATTGAATGGATGGTTAGAAAGTTTACCTGAAGTAGGTTCTAATTTTTTTGATTATCTTCAGATGTTAGGCCCTGATGCTAAAGAAGAAGATATACAAAAGTTCTTTAGTTCAGTTAAACCAGAAATTGATTACAAGTCAATTGATTTAACTAATGAAGATGCGCAAAAAGCTGTAATGCGTACTTTTTATAAAAAGATGGATTATGATGATAATGAAATTAAAGATGCTATTGAAGATTTAGAGATAGCTGGTACTTTAGAAAAATCATCAAAAGTTGCTTCAACTAAATTAGCTGCTTCTCAAGAAAAAGAAAGAGCTGCTTTAATTGAAAAAACAAAAGCTGAAGATACAGTTAAAAGACAAAAGATACAAGAATATTGGAACACAATAGATTCTACTATTAAAGGTGGTAGAGTTCATAGTTTTAGTATTCCAGTTGCAGAACAAAAAGCTATGTTGGAATATATGTCAAGACCAACTAAAGCTGGAGTTCCACAACTACAAGAAGATTTAAATAATATGAATGTTGAAGATAGAATAGCTTTAGCAATCGCAGTAAAAAATAAATTTAACTTAGGTAAATATATTACTGCTGCTGTTAAAACTCAATCTGCTCAAACATTAAAAGAAAGATTAGCTTCAGGACAAACTAAATTAAAAAATGGTAATGTTCCTAAGAGTGGTCTTTCAGATGATATATTATTTGATATAAAATAAACACTTTAAAAAAACAAATAAATAAAAAATGGCACAATTTCTAACAGACCAAGTGTGGAATGAACAAATGAAAAGCAATGATGCTTCTTTCGCTCGTTTAATTAACTCACAACCTGACAAAATCGCTCCTGTACTCACACATATGATGGGTCAAGAGAGTTCACGTTTCCCTCTTATGTACCTTTCTGAAGGTATGCAAGCTATTCAAGAAGTAGATGGTGACGAATTCGAGTATGATGTAATTGGACGTATGATGAAAGCAGTTCCTTTACAAGCTCCTCCTACTGGTTCTTATTCTACATCTTTCGGTGTATCTGGAACTGAAGCAACTTTATTCTTCAACGAAGGTATTTTCCCTGTAGGATATACTATCCTTTCTCCTTTAGGTTATCAATTACGTATTACTAGTAGAGATAACGCTAACGGTAACTGGGCTTACAAAGTAAAATTAGTAGCTAAAAATCTTTCTGAAACTTTACCTGCAAGTGAATTACAAACTGGTGCGTTATACGCTTCTGGTTGGAACTCGGTAGCAAGTTTTGGTTCATTCGGTTCACTTTCTACTAGCACTGCTCCTGTTAAAGTACGTGGTGATGTAGGTACTATTCGTAAAGGTTACGCTTATGAAGGTAACATTAAGTATCGTAAAGCTAAAACTGTACAATTAGACACTAAAGGTGGAGGTACTAAAGAAATGTATTGGCCTTACGAAGAGTATCAGCATAACTTAAGTTTCCGTATCGAATGTGAAACTAACTACTGGTATTCAAAATCTAACCGTGATGCTTATGGTGTTATCAATGAGCGTGACGAACAAGGTAATCCTATTGTAAGGGGTTCAGGTATGTTTGAGCAAATTTCTAATAAAGATACTTATGGTACTTTAACTGCTGATAAAATTGACCAAACAATCCGTGATACTTTCTACGGTATGAGTGATGCTGAAAATAAAGTAATTACTCTTTTCACTGGTGTGGGTGGACGTATGGCTTTTGATAATGCAATGAAAGCCGAATTGTCAAATAGAGGTTACATCAAGTTAACTGATAACAAATTCGTTGGTGGTTCTGGATATAACTTGAGCTTAGGTGGTTTCTTTGATACATATCAACATGTTGATGGTTACAAAGTTATTATCAAAACTGCTTCTCTTTTTGATAACGGACCTCAAGCTTTAGCCAGTCCTAAACATCCTAACTATCCTAACTTACCTCTTGAGTCTTTCCGTATGGCTTTCACAGATACTTCTACTTATGATGGTATGAGTAACTTAGTTATGGTAAGCAAAAAAGGACGTAGTATGTTACGTGGTATGGTAAAAGGTATCAACGAAGCTGCTGCTGGAACTAGTTTCTCAGCTAATGATACTATTTCTACTGATAAAGACGGTAGTTCAGTACATTTCTTAAAAGCTGGTCAAGTTGTACTTAGAAGGTTTAACACTTCTATCGACTTAACTTGTACAGCAGGTTTATAGTTTTAAATAAGTGAGGGAGAGTAAAATCTCTCTCACTTTATTTTTAAATAAACTAAAATTAAAAACAATTAAAATAAAACGATAAAGAAAATGAAAACGATTAAGATTCAAAGAAAAGAAGTACGAAGACATGGCGTACACATTAGTTTAACTCAAGAAAGGTCTGCTACAATTGGTGGATTTCTTTTAAAGTCTGGTGCAGTAGGCACAGGTGTTACATTTGAAGAAATGAAAAAATGGATGCCAGGAATTTTAGGAGTAGAAAGTACAGACCCTAAATTTAGACAAGAGGTAAACAAGTATTTTAACAATATTATGATTACTGTTCCTTATGAAGGAAAAGAACTTAATATTACAATTGATGAAAATGGTGAACCAGAAGTATTGGAAGATTATTTGAGATATAAGTTTTGTTTGCAACATCCTAAAGTAGCTGATTCAAAAGTTTCTGCTGATGTTGACCAATACAAAGAATATTATATTGAAGACCAAGCTTTAGAATTAACTAAACGTACAACTAAACTTAAATCAAAAACTAATGCTACAATTAAATTTGCAGAATTAATTAATGATGAAGTGAAACTTGATTGGGTTCTTAGAGAATTAACTACTAAATATCCAAAAGAATTAGGTTCTATTACAAGACTTACTTCTTTAAGTAGAGAAGAAAAAGAACTTAAAGTTTCTGAAATTTTTGATAAAGACCCTGAATACTTTATGAGTGTCGTATCTGACCCAGACTTGTTATTCAAAGCACAAATTGCTTCAATGGTTGAAAGTCAAATTATTCAAAAAGTAGGTAACGAGTATGTTTACGGTTCTGAACCATTAGGTAATTTAGATGCATCTATTGCTTATTTAAAGAATCCTAATAACTCCGAAGCTTATGTTATTATGTTAGCTAAACTTAATAATATGGGAATTGGTTTTAAACAAAAAGAAACTAAAAAAGTAGAAAAAACAAAATAAAAAATCTTTCCGAGAGCAATCTCGGAAAGTATATTGTGGGGTAGAGAAGTGGCATCTCATTAGGCTCATAACCTAAAGTTCGTTGGTTCGATTCCAGCTCCCGCAACAATTTAAATACTATGAATATAAAAGAAATGCATACGTCTATTGCTACTGAAATGAATAAAATCAATTCAGCTTTGTTTGAGAACATTCTTGAACAAGAGGTAGACTTTGCACTTAACAATAGTATTTTAAGATTTATAAAACAAAGATATAATGCTACTTCAAATCTAAAAGGTAAAGGATTTGAAATGAGTCAAAAAAGAATTGATGACCTTAGAACTTTAGTTACTAACTATTCAGCTAAAGCATTCTTACCTGTTTCTTTTGACCCAGACATAAATGAAAAAGTAGTTTTTTATTTTCCTGGTGATTATATGTTTGCGGTAAATTCTAGATTTAAAGTTGCAGAAAATGATTGTGGTACTTTTACTTATGCTTCTGCTAGTCTAACTACAAACATAAGTACTTTTGATTTTAGCTTAGTTACTGATTGGACATTATTTAGATTAAGAAATCTTACTAGTGGTTATGTATTAAATTTAGGTTCTGGAGCTAGTAACTATAATACTACTGAAGATTTAACTTTTGTTATTAGAATTATTTTACAAAAGTTAAGAGAAAATTATAACTATTCTGAATATGAATTTTATTATGAATATTACAATGGTTCTTATTTTAAAAATCAATTAGTTATTGTAAATAAAACAACTACTACTTGGCAGTATTCTATTAACAATGCAGTTAGTTATGTTAATTTAGCTACTTCAAGTAACACTAAAACACATTATACTAATGCACCTACTATTAGTGTTGCTGGAAAATTAGTTCAAGAAGATGATATATTTGCAATGCAAGTAGACCCGTTTAACAAAACTGTTTCTGATTTTCCTTTATTTTATACATCTAACTACAACTTTAACATATACATAGATAGAAATATTTTTGTTGTAACAGATGTTATTTTGTCTTATCTTCGCACCCCAAGAACTGTATCGTATTTTCTTAATCAAGATTGTGAATTGCCAGAACATACACATCCTGAAATAGTAAGTATGACAGTTGATTACCTTCTAGAAGCAGTGCAAGCTGGTGATAGATATAAAACGCATCAAGAAATTGTTGCAACTAATGAATAATTTTTTTTAATTAATAACAAATAAACAAAACAAAACAATGTCAAAGACTGTTTTATTCGGAAATGCCGCAGCTTACTCAGCTAAAGCAAACCCTGCCCTTTTAGCTTCTGGAGAAATTGGAATTTACTCTATCGCTGAAACTGGTGCTTTTACACTAATTACTACTACTTGTAGTGCTGCTCAAAAGCAATTGCCTATTATGATTGCTCAAGGTGGAGTTACTGGTGGTAATTTTAAAAGTGTAATTATCTATCCTAACGGTATCGTTAAGGCTGGTGCTACTGCATTACCTTACGTTGCTGCTGTACCTAATGTTGATATTGTAGGTTATGCTGGTTCTGGTTCAGACACTATTCAAGCTAGTGTTGCTGGAACTTACAACTTAACTATAACAAACACTTCTTTAGGAACTGTTCCAATGCCATTTAACTTGGCTTCTTTGTATTACCAAAACGCTGCTCAAGCAACTCCTTTTCAGGTAGCTTACGATTGGGCTAAAGCTGTTAACGGTAAAACATTAAATGCTTCTTTGTTTCCTTATGACAGATTTGTGTTTGCTTCAGTTTTAACTAACCAAAGTTCAACTCAGTTAGTAACTTCAGCTCCTGCAAACGTAACTGGTACATTTGTAAATGGTTCAACTAGTGTAACTTTATCTGGTTCAACTGCTGGTGGTACTACTCCATTGTCAGTAGGTAGTTTTATTCGTGTAGGTCATGCAACTACTACTACTTTACCTGTTTACAAGATTGCTTCAATGCCATCAGCTACAAGTATCATTCTTGATGCTCCTTACGTAAACGAAAGTTTAACTGTTGGTGCTACTGTTGCTACTGTTGCTTTAGGTAGATTAGATGCTGCTCCTGATGTTAGTGATTTAGCTGGTGTTAGATTAGCTTCAAGAGGTAACTGGTTTGACGGAAGTTCATTTACTGAATTAAGACCTAACACTTCTATTGCTACTGGTGTATCTGGAAATGCTTTAGGAACTGTAATTGTTCATAATGGTAGTGCTTCTCAATCTTACTTAGCTGCTTCAGGTGCTGTTACTTCAGGTGTTTTCAACATCGGTTATGGTATCGGATATCAAGCTAGAAAGCAAGAACTTCAATGGCAAGGTTACCAAGGTAACATGAACAGAAGTTTCTTACCTTACGCAGTTCAGTATTTTTCTTCAGAAACTTCTTTGTATGATGGTTACTCTGTAATTTACAGAAGTTTTCCTAATAACGGAGCTGGTGATGGAAATGCAAAAGAAGAAATGCATGATGTTCAAATATTCTGTATTAACGCTGGTGGTTCTGGAAGTGTTGCTACTAACGCTTTAGTAACTGCAAGTATTCCTACAATCTTAAGTTCATACATTAACGCATAGTAAATTCTGATTTTTAATTTTAAAAAGCCATTACTTAATTGTAATGGCTTTTTTTATTTATATATTTTTTAAAATAAATACTATCTTTGTAATATAATATCATAAATATGAATAGAAATACATTAGGTGGTTCTCTTCTTCAAAATGAAGATAGAATAGTTATAGAAAGAAAAGGTGTTCCTTCTGAAGTTTCATTAAGAAATTTTAGAAAATATACTAATGGAACTGAACCTTTAATAGTTTCAGGTAGTACTTTGCAATTAGATTTTGCTAATGCTTTACTATTTGATATAACTTTAACAGCAGCTGCAACATTTACTTTTGTTAATGCTACACCAGGTGTTTACGTTATGAAGTTAACTCAAGG